CTCCAATGGCATCTAGTGAAGATGAAATCGAATAATGAATACCACTCCTGTATTTTTAGCTAATCGCAATTCAAAGGCGAAAGTCGTTGTAAATCAGGGCGGTACAAGTTCAAGTAAAACTTTTTCAATTGTTCAATTATTGTTTTTAAAAGCAATTGAGAAACCAAAACAGGTAATAACGGTTACAGGTGAATCGCTTCCAAACTTACGTAAAGGCTCTTATCGTGATGCGGAACACATTTACGGAACAACTGATTTTATCAAGGCAAATGTAGTTTCTTGGAACAAGACCGACCGTGTAATAGTTTTTAAAAACGGATCAATAATCGAGTTTATTAGCAACCTTGACGAACAAAGCGCAAAGAATGGAAAGCGTGATATACTATTCGTAAACGAGGCAAACGGTATTAGTTGGGCTATATTTTGGCAGTTGGCTATTCGTACACGAGGGCAAATATTCCTTGATTACAACCCGACTACTCACTTCTGGGCGCATGAAAAGCTAATTGGAACAACGCCCGAATCAAACGATTTGAGCGCAACGGTTCAATTAATCATAAGCGACCACCGACATAACACGTTCTTAACCAGTGAAGACCACGCCAAAATCGAAGGAATAAAGAATAAGGAACTTTGGCACGTGTACGCAAGGGGGCGAACTGGTAATTTATTAGGATTAATTTTTCCAGAATGGCAAATGATACCAAACGATCAGTTCCCAAAAGATGCACCATTTTGCGGTGGGCTGGATTTTGGCTATACGAATGACCCGACCGCTGGGGTTAAGAAGGTCAAGATAGGTAACAATATCTATTTCGATGAGATGTGCTATACCTCTGGACTAGCACCACAGCAAATAGCGCAAATATTTACAGCTAATGGATTTAATTCTAGTAATATAATTTTTTGTGACCACGATCCTGAGATGATACGAGACTTGCGACTACTTGGATTGCAAGCAGTAAGAGCCGAAAAGGGGCAAGGTTCGGTTAATACAGGTATTATGCGATTAAAGCAATACAACGTATTCTATACTGAAAGGTCGGTAAATTTACACATGGAAAAGATGCGATACATGTGGGCGAAAGACCCAGTAACAGGGAAATCGCTAAACACGCCTGTTGATTCGTATAATCATGCGATTGATGCGTGTAGATATAGCGAAAGTTCGATAGGACAATCGTTTTAAAATTGTACTTTATTAGAAAATATGCCAACTTTACGCACGTTGGTAACGGAATTTATAGGACAAAACTAATATTATGCTAGATAGACCAACAAGCCCAGCCGAAAAACCAAGTCACATGCCTAGAGAAATAGTAAATGTGCCAATATCGCAAGATACATACGCAAGTCCAAGGCTTAAAACTAAGCATTTGTTAATGATATTTATTTTGTTTTCTCTATTGATATTCGCACTTTGCTACGAATTAATCAAAAACTAATATCTTTGCAAAAAACACCGTGAATTTACAACTCCAGTCCGATAGGGTAATCAAAGCACAACGTGGCGTGATACCAGCACTCAAGTCTTTTTTGTTCGGTTCTGAATTACTAAACACCTCTGATGCTTTTGTTCGTGATTTGGGAAATTCGCAAATAAGCCAAAATGCCTTACAGTGGTTGATTGGTTCGCACACGTTCAACCGCAAAAGCCTTGAGATATTAATCGAACTAGGATATACTCAGAATCCTATCGTTTTCGGTATCATTCAATCAATCCTTTTTAAACAAGAAAACCTTCAATACTTACCGTACTGGAAAGGCAAACCGTACAAGTCAAAGGTGTTCGATTTAGATACGAACAAGGCAATTTTCAACATATTAACAACTGGCACTGTCGTTTTTTGGGATAGAGAGGTTGTCGGTTTCGGTAAACAATTACAAGTAATAGACACAGCTAATCTACATGAGACGTACTGGAATGGGTTCAAGTACAAGTATCTTGAGAAAGGAGTTTGGGTTAACGTACCTTACGAAGATTTGATATTTGTATCGTTTTTAGATAACCCATGTAAAGCGCAAGGTCTTACCAATTTTGGACTTTCACCGTTACAGGCCGCAATTATGCCAATTGAGGCATTACGTGAGATGTACACTGCCGATACTTCTTTGCTAAAAAATAAAGGAGCTGAATTATTGATTAGTTCGGGGTCAGAAAACATGCCGTTGCTCGAAATCGAAAATTCTAAATTCGACAAATCGCTAAACGAAAGGATTCGCAGCGGAGGTATGGGAATCGGCAAGGTTTTGACCACCACCGCAAAAGTAGAAGTACACCAACTAGGGAGAACGATAAAAGAGTTGGCTCTGTGGGATGGCTACAAGGTCAAGACTCGTGACATTTGCGTGGCACTAAATTACCCTTCGACCTTAGCAGGGGATACTGATGCAAGTACATTAGCCAACTATGAGCAAAGTTTGAAATCAGCCTATACAGGTTGTGTTATACCTTTAGCGAAAAAAATATTCAACAACAAGCAATTACAGGAACGATTAGGGTATGAAGTTTTTATTGATACGTCATTAGTTGACTGCCTTCAAGAAGATCAAAAAGTAAGAGCAGAAAAGGCAAAGGTAAACACGGATGCAATTATCAACCTGAATACGCAAGTAAATTCAGGCAACATTAGCCGTGACATTGCCGTTACTATTTTGATTAATGAGTGGGAATTTGATGAAGAGGAAGCAAACACCGTTATCATCAACAAAGAAACGCAAGCGATTAGCACATCCGATAAGGTGAATGTTCTTTCTCCAATCGTAGCGACTAAGGTACTTGAATCAATGACCACAGATGAACGTAGGGATTTGGTAGGTCTTGGACATATCGAAGGGGGCGAAACGATACCACAGCCTAAGCCAAGTTTTTAGTTTTTTTTAGCATTAGTTAAAAAAAGCTATATTTGTTGTAAATAAACTTTGTCGGATAGAAACCGACCAGTTTGGTATGGAAAATTGCGCTAAGAAGTGCCTTGATGGTGCTGAAAAATGCCTGAATAAAATAACGTCTACAAATGTAGATAAGAATGCCTTAGTCGATTCGATTAAGGCTAAACGTGTTTGTTTGGATTCTAAACTCGTAACGAAATGAGAATAGCAATCCCAACATTCGCAACACAAGCAGAAACATTCGACTATCTACGTGCAAACAAAAGCAAGATTGTAGCTGAGAAGTGTTTCAAGCCGATCAAGCATGATTCTAATAATGGCGTTCACAAGGTAGCCGTTTCCAAGTCACACGCAACTAAGGCAAAAGGAGAATTAGAAGTAGCCGAAATTGAGGAAGGTGAAATTCAAGTGTCAATCATTGGTAATACGTTCAATTGGTGCGATTCTCAAATGGATGTCCTATTCGCTGGATGTGCAACAAAAACAATCAAGGAAAATGGAGTAAAAGGCAAAGATTTAATCTACCACCTGAAAGACCACGATACTTGCACTGATGATAGGATAGGTTACTTGACCGACATCTACGAAAAGGATTTTGCTTTGTCAGATTTGGGATTAAACATGCAAGGCAATACGACCTGTTTAGTTTTTGATTCTTTAGTGAAAAAAGAATTATCTGAAAAGCTATATATACAATACCTAGACAAAAAAGTAAAACAGCATTCAATTGGCTTGCAATACGTGAAGCTCTTCATGTGTATTAACGACCCGAACGATGCGGAACATTTCGCAAACTGGAATAAGTACTTTCAGTTCGTTATCAATAAAGATGCGATTACATCGGTAGGCTACTTTTGGGCAGTTACTGAAATAAAGTTATACGAGGTTTCGGCAGTGCTTTGGGGGTCAAATGAAATTACTCCAACATTAGAAGAAACTGAAAAGGAAATTGAGCCGACAGAAGTCACTCAAAAAGAAGAGCCGATTATTGAAAAAATCACTCAGAAAAGCGTGTCAGAAATGATACAGTCAAGGAAAATAATTATTAACGTTTAATCATTTCAAAAAAAATGGAACAGAAAGATTTTGATGCTTTAGTAGCAAAAGTAGGCGAGGAAGCAGCTTTGGTAATCAAGGCGAAAATGGCGGAAACGCAAAAAATGCTAGACGAAAAATTCGAGAGCATTTCAAAAGGAAACGCAACAAAAGAAGACGTTGCAGCCTTCGACATTGAGTTGAAAAAAGTAAACGATTCACTTTTGGCAATTCTGAAAGAGCAAGGGACTGAGTTGTCTAAATTGAAAAACGTAGCTGTTAAGTCAGACGAAAACGTTTCTTTTAAACAAGCACTTGCAAACGCAATCGCTGAAAAGAAAGACGAATTGTCTGAGGTATTGAAAAATGGCGGTAAGCAAAATGCACCGTTGGTATTCAATATTAACAAGGCAGCTGTAGTAATGGGCGATGGGACTACCATCGGTTCGGGTACTACTCAAACTACATTAACTGCCAACACGGGAATCATTTCTTCAATTAGAAGGCGTGAGGAACGGTACTTGCAAAGTGTTTCGGTTGGTTCTATTTCGTCACAACGTGCGTTATGGATCGAGGAAACAGACGAACAAGGTACGCCAATCTTCATTGCCGAGGGTGCTGGTAAAATTCAATTGAGTTCACTTTGGGTTGAAAAAACTGCTGCTGTTCAGAAAATTGCGGTGTACGGAAAAGTGACTACTGAATTGATGGCTGATTTGCCTCAATTAATGTCTTACATCCAATCATCTTTGATGAAAAGATTAAGCGTTAAAATGGAAACTGAATTGTTCACTGGTCTTGGAACTGGTAACACTATTTCAGGTGCTAAAACGTTGGCTACTACTTTCTCCGCTGGTGCGAATGCTTTGGCAATCAACAACGCAAACGAGTTTGACGTTTTGGATGCTTTGGCGTTGCAAGTTGAGGTTGCTTTCGGAACTGCAAATGCAGTGTACATCCACCCTTCGACTTGGAGCTTGATGAAAGGATTGAAAGATTCTACTAACCGCCCAATTTGGAAAGATTACGTGAACGAAAACGGTGTCGTAAACTATGCTGGAATGAACATCTTTACTTCAACCGCTGTAACGGCTGGCGAGTTCATCGGTGGTGACATGGAGGTCCTTCATGTATTGTTCCGTGATGCTTTGACAGTTCAAATCGGATTAGACGGAAACGACTTTACAAACAACGTGAAAACGATAATTGTAGAGCAGCGTTTGGTTCAATTCGCAAGCGCAAACGACACGCCTTGTTTGGTTAAGGGTGTGTTTGCAACCGCAAAAGTAGCTTTAGAAACAGCTTAGTAATTTAAAATAGTGGTAGGTTTCAAAGCCTACCACTTAATTATGGCTAAGAAATTAGTAGATACAGAGGTACAAGGTGCTGATGTAGAAGTAGTTCAAGTTTCTAAAGATTGTAGCGTTGAGGTAATCGAAAACTATAAAGATTTAAAAATCGGACAAGTTTTTGAAGTTTCCGCAAGCGTTGCTAATGCTTTGCTTACGAAAAAAATAGTTAAAATAGTATAGATGGGTTTGCTAATTGTAAAGTCTGATTTTGTTGGGAAATATGCTTTGGCTACGTCTACCAAAGGCAATGACAATATAGATGCTTATATAGCTGAATATGAGGAACAAATACTCATAGACTTGCTAGGTTTGGAGTTATTCGAATTGTTCAAAGCCGATGTAGATAGTGGCACGAAGCTACCAGTTGATCCAATATACCTCGCACTTTACGAACGGCTAAACTTTGAGTATTGCAATTATTTGCTCACATCATTTGGGATTAAAAACATCTTGCTATCAATCATTTACTTCTACCATGTTCGTGACAACACGGCAAAGCAAACGGTAAATGGTTCTGTGGAAATTCAGACGGAAGTTTCACAACCTAGTAACAAAGCATATCTTTTGTTGCGCTACAATGAGGCAATTACCTCTTATAGCGTAGTGCAAAGGTATTGTTTAGAGAATGCAGACGTTTACCCAACGTTCAAAGGTGTTTACAAACAAGTAGCAAGTTTGATATGATAATCGAAACAGTTGATATTATCCGTGACTTAGTAGAATCGCTACAATTGAAGGTAGTGGTTGATTCGGTTATGGCTAATGTTAATGGTACTTACACCGTGGCTACTACATGTACAAGGCACTTACAAACTGGAATGAGTTTTTCGGTTTCAGGTGTTGATTACGTTGTAGTGTCATTCGTGCGAGATGTTTCATTTACCGTATCAGGTGCTTCTACCATTTCGGTTTCTAGTTTTCTTTTGCCAGCTCCGAAGTTTTGGCATGGTTCTATTTTGGAAACAAACAAGACCTTGACAGGTATAACCGATATGAGCGAAAAAGTACCGATGGTGTACTTGCGTAGACCGTACAGGGACAATTTCAATCGTGACGATTCGGCTAATGGAAGGCAAACGGATGTGACTTTGTTTTTTCTATCTGAGGATAACTTTCAGCAATACGATATAGACGATAGAGACAATGAGTGTATCTATCCGATGCGCACGCTCCTTTATTCGTTCGTAGAAATGCTGAAAAACAATTCACAGATAGGTACGATTGAGTCGTTTGAAGTTGAAAACAAAGAACGGTTCGGGGTGGTCAATTCAAAAGGAGTTGAAAAGGCTTTGTTTGATACTCCGCTAAGTGGATGTGAGTTAAGCATTACAATACCAATCAAGAAAAATTATCAATGTAAATGTTAATCAAAATAAAATCATAAAATCATGGCTGAAATTTGTTCATGCGAAACCGTGATGGGTAACACAGGATTACCATCATGTTATAAGGCTCTGACACTTGCGACAGGAATATTCATGACCCCTACTTATGCCAATGATGGTGTTAAGAATGTCATAGATACTACTGACACAATAGACGATGCTTACATTACGGCTGCTATCAACAACGCAGACCAAAGCAAAAGATGGTTTCCTTTGCAAAAACTGAATGCGGTTACTTCCGAACGTGCTGAACCTACATATGACACTCGCTCGGATGGTGGGAATGCATTTGTAAAGCAAGGGATTCGATCATTCAATTTCGAAATTTGGGAAGGTGGCGCAAGGTTCAAAAAGATGTTGGACAAAGGTCGTTGCCGTGAATTTTCGTTCTTCATTATCAATGAAGGTCGTATTGTCGGCTTGGATTTGACTGATGAACAACTAGAACTTGCACCTATCAGAATCGCAAAAGATTCATTGGTTGTGAATTACTTGTTTGCTACCGATACAACAGTTGAAAAAGTGGGTGTTACGTTTCAATTCGACCAACGTGAAAACGATGGCAACCTGTCTTATGTAGAAGTTGCGGACGATGCAGATTTAACAGGCTACAGAGGTATGTTAGACATCTATTCGACCGTTTCTGCAAATACGTTGACTACTATTACTGTTAAGTTGTTTCATAAGTATGGAGCTGCGAACAATAAGAGTGCGTTGACTGGTTTACTTGCCGCTGATTTTGCTTTGATGGATATTACAGCATCACCAACGGCTATCACTGTAATTTCAAGTGCGGAAAGTCCTGACGGTACGTATTTACTTACCTTCGCAGCGCAAACAGAAAGCGATGTGGTACGTATCACACCTACGAAAGCTGGTTACGACTTCTCTGCCGTTATTGCCAATACAACTATCTTGACAGCATAATGAAAATAGGAAGGATAAGCTTGAATGTGCCAGCTATTGCGGACATTTCGGAACAAACTTTCTACGATCTTGTGAAAGGTTCGATTGATATTGACAAGAAAGATGCGTGGGCTATGTTCCAAAAAGAAGCAGAGCCGTTTAAGAAAAAGGTAAAATCAAAGCCAGAACCAAAGGCTATTGAAGAACCAAAAGAATAATTTGTTGTTTAGATTATGGTTAAGATTGAAAGCCCTCATGTTTTACGTGGGGGCTTTTTGATTATCTTTGGGAAAAATAAACAACATGAAAAATCAAAAACTAGAATTGTATGGTATGATACACATGTATTATGCTGGATTGTATTTAATTGTATGCTTTTTTTTATCAGTAATTGCGGCACATTTTGAAATTATTAATTCAGAATTAGTAGCTACCAAGATAGGTGAATTTATTATTGTATTTGTGAGTGTTGTTTATGTAGTATCATTACCTCATGCGTTGATTGTTTATTACAACGAAACAAAATGTTTGGCGCAATAAGAAACCTATGTGATAACATCATTGCCTTAGACGAAAACGAGGCGGTAATGTCAGCTATTCGCAAGCCTGAAATTAAACGTCATATTATTTATTTGAATGCGTTTGACCAGTTGTTCGTTGGTGGTTTGAATGCTGATGGTGACATAGTTGGTACATACGCAAACTATACGGAATCGGTTAATAGTTCAGAATCGTTTACGTTCAACGGATTGACGAAACGAAAGATTGCAGGGGATGCCTATTTCTTCTATGATTCGGGCGGTTTCCTTCGTTCGTTTTCCGTTTCGATTAAGAAAGATGGATTTACAATTAAGGCGAATGATGAAATAGACGATGAGTTTTTTGGCTCACTTACAGAAAAGTTTGGTAAAAAATTGATAGGGTTAACTGATGAAAGCAAAACAGAATTGGGTGTCAAGATTCTTCCAATGGTGCGTAAATTCGTACTTGGAGAGGTGCTTAAATAAGTACCATACGTCTATTCGTACTTTGCCAATGTGGAATTGGATTAGCTTTTCAGAGAAAGGCGAGGTCGAGTATCTATTGAATAAAGGAACTCGAATAGATTTCGCTGGTCAAATTGCCTATCAAAAGATTCAGGACGAAATGATAGATACTTTTGGCGTGTCTAATGAATACTTGCAAATCTTACAGGCAAAGATTAGGATTGAAAAGATGTACGCTAAAATGCTTCAAACAGGTGACAAGTCCAGCCGTTTATTGATTGAAGTAGAAGAAATGGAACTGGCAAGACTCGAATCTAAGACCACAACCAAGACTGATTTGCAAGAAAGTTTATTCCAAATTGAAAAGATTCAGGGGGTACGGTACAATCCAAAAGAAATAACCGTGTACGATTTCTATAAATTGGCTAAATTAGTGTCGAAAAAGCAATAACATGGAAATAATATTTTGTTTAGCATTCTTGTCATGTGTGGTTGGGCTTTTAATCCCGAGCGCAAAAAGCGATACAATAACCTCAGAAGATTTACTAGGTTCAGCCAAAACTAGAGATTCCGCAAAACAGATATTAGAGAAGCTGGAAAAAGAAAACAAGTTTTATTATGAGTTACTTTTGATCCAATCAGTTGCAAAATATTACATAAATAACCCTCAAAGTACCCTAGGCAAAACGCTATATAATGCGATAACTGAACATCGAAAACAGCAAGAATCGGAACTCGAAACAACAACAAGACCAACAGGAAACTATGAAAATTGACCTAATAAAAGTAACTGTCGAAGGAGTTAAAATAGAACTTTCTGGATCAGATGTAATGAGTTTTATTGCTGAATTGGAGGAGCTAAAAGACCTGAACTTGATTACTAGCATTTCGGCCCCTGTTTTATGGGAAACGTCACGTAAATTAAAAGAAAAGGTTATTTTTGACATGCAGAAACTAACTGAAACAAAAGTGTAAAATAACCACCATCTAAACTTTGTCGGATAATACCGACCAGTTGAATCATGGCCGAAAGCAAACCAGTAAAAGGCGCAGACCTTATAGAAGATGGCATATTTGAAGATGCTAAAAAGCAGGCTAAGGATTTAGACGCTGCAATTGTGATTCTTTCAAAATCAATGGAAGAATTGCTCAAGATTCAGAAAGACGGCCTAGCCAATATTAAAAAAATAGGTGGCGCTACTGATGCGAAAAGCCTAAAAGAAACACAACAGGCACTGGACGAAGTCACTGAGGCGAGGAAAAAAGCCGTAGAGGTTGATAAGATTCGTCTTGAATACACTAAGAAGTTTGAGGCACAACGCAAACAAGAGCTGGCTGACTTTCAAAAGAAACAAAAGGCAGAAGAAAAAGCGTTAAAGGATTCAGAGAAAGCAAATAAGCAACGTGAAAAAGATATTAAGCAACTAGCCGAACAGTCAAGAGCTTACAATGTTGCATCTAAGAGGCTAAACGAACTTAGGAAGGACTACAAGGATTTGGCAGTAGCTGGACAAGGTGGCACAAAAGCAGCCGAAGAAATGCTAAAGGAAATTAAACTACTAGATGCTGAATTAAAAGAAGTAGATGAAATCGTAGGTCAATTTAATAGAAGCGTTGGAGACTATAAAAATCAGGTTAAAGATGCAATAAATGAAAGCGATTTGTTTACTAAATCGCTTGGCGGAATGTCTGAGTCAAATCAGATTATCATTCAGGGATTTTCAAAACTACAGGGCGCACTTCGTGGTTTAAATGGGAAGCTAGATGAAACAAGAAGTGCAACAAAAAAGGTAGGGCTTACATTAAAGGCTGCTGGGATTGGGCTACTAATAACGGCTTTAGCTTCGGTAGGTGCTTTTTTTAAGAGTAGCCGTGAAGGGGGGCAGGAGTTCGCTTTAATAATGGCTCGTGTTTCCGCTACTATCTCGGTTTTGGTTGGTAATCTTTCTAAAGCTGGAAAAGGGATATTAGGCCTAGGCGTGGCCGTTAAACAATTTTTTTCAGGTGATTTCACAGAGGCTTCTGAAACTGCGAGCGAGAGTATAGATAATATAGCAAACGCATTTGATGGTACGGTAGATAGAATTGTAAAAGTATCAGAAGCAACAGTTCAGTTAACAAAAGATACATATGAATTTGAGAATGCATTACGTAAAATGCAGCTCACATTATTGAAATCAAATTTGGATGAAGAAGATTACAATAGTATTGCAAGCGATAATACTCGAACATTAAAGGAACAAAAAGAAGCTTTAAACGATGCTGCAAAAGCTCGCTTAGTTTCAGCTCAAATATCCGCAAAAATTTCTAAAACAGAAGAAAAACAAGCATTAGACGCTGCAATAATAAAGCTTAGATCTATGCAAGTTTCAGAAACAGAACTTGAATTAATAAGAAAACAAGGAGCTGAGCGATTAACCGTAAGTGATTACGCTGCTAAACTTGGAGAAGAAGAATTAACAGCATTAAACGAAAAAGTAAAGGCAAATATAGAGGCGCAAGATGCACTTTCAGACTTACCACGAGAAGAGGCAAAACTAAAACGTGAGCAAATTCAAAAGGAAACTGAATACAGAATTGAATTAACGAGGTCTAAAAAACTTGCTGCAAATAGTGAGGTTGCAATTCTTACTAAACAATTAGCGGATGAAAAATTACAGTTAGAGGAAAGGCGCGTAATTCGTGAGCGATTGAATGAAGCAGAAAACGCAACGCAACAAAACCAATTTGAACTTTTTAACAAAGGGATAGATGAAGAAAATAAGATAAATAAAAAAGGAGATGCAGCATTAAAACAGCGTGTTGACTTTAGGGCGTTGGTAGCCGAAAAAGATACCGTTGCTTTGGCAGAAAAAATAAGAACATTAAATCTTTCCGAAGCGCAACAAATAGAAGTAGCAAAAGTTGTCAAAGAAGCGCAAACACAAGAAATAGAGAATAATGAGTTTATTGCAAAACAGGATATTGAAGAGCTGCAACGCAAAGAAAAAATAGCCCAAATTGATAGGGAAATATTGGCAATTCAAAAACAGGCTGAACTAGATGCGGTTTCGTCTTTGAAATCTGAAAGCAGTGACGATCTAAAAAAACAAAACAATGTGATTCTTCAAAACAATAACGTATTTAATAGAAAATTATTAGCTGAAAGGAAGGAAGCTTTTGAGAAAAACCAAGACTTGACTGCAAAAGAGTTTGAATTGAAAGAGCAACAAGCGAGAGCAAGCGCTGTAAATGATATTATTAACATTAAAACAGATGATATAAAAACTCGTGCCGAAGAAGAATTAAAGATAAAAACTAAATTAAAAGCCGATCTTGAAAAATTAGAACGTGAGAGAGCTAAAACAACAACGGAACTTTCGGAAGATGAGCTTGAACAACAAAGGCAAATTGCGGTTGAACGTACAGATTTGGTATTGAAAGGTATTAATGAAGTGACTGGAGCGTTTGCTGAGGAGTTAGACAAACGCAATGAATTGGAAGCAAAACAAGCAGACCGTGCAATTTCGAAACAAGAGCAAACAATAGAAACTCAGCAAAAACTAGCCGAGCAGGGCAAAGAAAATACACTAGCTTTTGAACGTCAAAAACTTGAAGAACAAGAACTAGCAAGGCGTGACGCGGAGGAACGTAATGCTAAGATTCAAGAAGCTTTGCAATTAGCTCAAACTTTTAATAGTTTCTTGCAAGCTAGACTTAAACAAACCCCTCCTCAAACATCTATACAAGCAATTGCAGGAGCGACCTCTGATACATTCCTAGCTAAAGGAATTGCTAAGGGATTAGTTCAGTTTGCAGCTGATGGTAACAATATGATTGAAGGGGCCGGTACTACTACAAGCGATTCTATACCTTTTATGCTTTCAAAAAAGGAAGCAGTCGTAAAAGCAAGCGAAAACATAAAGCATAATGATGCGGTGGTAGACTTGAATGCTGGAGTATTTGGGAAAAACTGGATGCCTAAATCAGACATTAATAAAGTTTTAGAATCTAATAATTCAATGGCCAATAACGTGGCTCAAAGTGTATTTATTCAACAGAATAATGAAATAAAAGACCTACTTTTAAAACTTGTAGACAAGCCTGTACATCAATTCAATGTAGATAATTTCGGCAACATAATCGAAGGGGTATATACAAACGGAATTAAGAAAACAATTAAACACGTAACCTCAAAACCTCGATTATGAGATCTAGATATTACGTAGCAGGCCAAGAAGTTCAGTGGCCCCTTAATCATTTTGGCCTAAAATTTAGGCTAGATGTAGATCAAGAAACGCAGTCTAAAAGCTTTTCAGGTACGGCTTTAGAGTGGGGCGTTTCTGACGCTAGAGATACTAGAGATGCGTTTACGATACTTCGAAATATTGTAAATAAAGGGCTTTCTGGAGGTGTTGGACTTACCGAGGGGGTACCGTTGCAAATAGTTTTTGATTCAGAACGTGGCGACAAAACAGAACTGTTTAACGGGTATATAAATCTTTGGGATAGCGAGTTTGATACGGGCAAAATAACCGCACCTATCAAGCAAGAAATGGCGATGGATTGGCTTAACGAAAAGGCCGATAGTTTCAGTTTTGCATATTTAGAAGAAATAGGAATAATTTCAGAAGCTAATTATATAACGATTCCTTATTGCATCGAGAAAAAACAAAATGCAATAGAAATGATTATGCTAACATGTTCTATTTTCGTTATTACCGATAAATTGATTGGCGAAATAAAAGAACTTGCAAAGCTTTTGGCGGACACAGCGAACCCGTTCACTACATTTTCTGGAACAGCAAAAATATTGGCCGAGGTCGTTTATATAATCGTTTTACTTATTGCCCTTATTGCTTTACTAGTTAGCTTATTCGAAAATATTATACAAAGAGTAAAGTATCATTATGGGATGAAGGTACTTGATATGATGGAGGCTGGATGTAAGCATCTTGGGTTAACTTTCAGATCATCTATATTTCAAAATACAGTCTATAAGGACTTGATATTGTTACCAGAAAAATATCAAGTAGCTACCAACACAGGAATATTAGCATCAGTCGAAGGGCTTGTAAAGGACAATAAAAAAGGACAAAAAGGATATTATAATGGAACTTTTGGCGACTTTCTTAGAGCCTTTAAAGATATGTTTAAGGCTAAGTTGGTTATAGAGGATGGCATTCTTTATTTTGAAAAATACAATTTTAGAAAAAACAAAAGCGGAATAACTATCCCAGAACTTTGGGACGCTAAATCAAAATTCAAGTTTAACTATTCTGATTTCAAGTCAAATTATGAACTAGAATTCTCAATAGATCAGTCGGATAGGCACACAATAAAAGAGTATGATGGCACATATATACAAGTTTTTCAAAAACAAAAAGCTGTTGGCGATGCGTCAAAAGTATTAACAACTGGACACGTAAGAACCATTATCCCGTTTGCTTTAGGAAAGAAAAAAACGGCACTGAGTAATACCGAAAAGGTTTTAAAAGGATTCTTTGAAATTATTCAGCCACCTATCAACTTAATGATAGATATA